GATGGTGCAACAGATAATCCAGAAACAGGTAAGTGGTACGTGTTTCAATATGAACCAAAATTCAAACATGCACTAAAGCAATGGGATGAATATCCCCTAATTCATGTGATGGAGTTCAAGAAAGGTAACCTATTAGGTGCTAACATACATTATATGAACGTAAGAGCTCGATTAGGTGCTATAAATAATAACAGATTTCCTGCGTCAACCCTACATTATTACATACCGAAGAATGCTGACAGCATATTTTTTGAAGTAGATGATCTAGACGTGCCTGTAATTAGTCAATGTCCACTGGAAAAATTCCATCGGAATAAATAATGTCTGAACAAAAGAACTTAGAAGAATCACAAATAACTTTGTCTTATCCTGCAGGGATAGACCAAGTTCCTTATGCTTCTTTTATGAAGATTGAGAAATACGAATACCAAGAAGGTTTAGCGAAAGTTGCTGCAAATCAGAACGATGCCTTAGGATCATACCAACGTAGTGCTGTAATGAAAGGCATGGTCAATACTGCGACCAATGTTATGTCTGGAGTATATGTGAATAATGCAGGTCTTGGTGGTGATGCTGACGCTAAAGCAAATAGAAAGCTTAATGACATGAAGACCAAGGGCTATACCATGGATAGGAAGTGGAATAGACCTGGTTCATGGTGGGGAGAGAATGAAAAATTTAGAAATGATAGTTATGAAGTTCCTGGTGGTGACAATGAAATAGCATTACCTAATGGAGAAACAACTACATTCAATGAACTAAAGAACGATAAAGACGAATTAAGAGCAAGAAGAAGAAAAGGACTACAGGCTAGTGAGCTCAATATAGCATTACCTGAAGAGTTCACATATGAATATAAGGCAAATTGGAATAACACCTTTAAAATGGGAACCATGGCACTCATGGCAGATAATGCTGCTAAGTTTGCTGCATTAGGACTACTAGGTGCTGGTGGTGGTGCATTATACACCAATACTATGGGTAGATTATCCAAAGCATCAGGTGTAATTGGTAAGGCATCTGGTGGGATAATGCCTGGCCCTGATGAATATGCTGCTAACATGGCTAAGGGTGCCCAAATGGCTACTAACCCATTTAGTACTAATAGTGCATTAAATCCTACAAATATTGCTGGTTTAGGTGGTATGGTTCCTAATGAAAATGCCATACAGATGTTTCAGAATATAGACTTCAGAAAGTTTAGTCTTAGTTTCACCCTTGCATCCAGAAACCCTAAAGAAGCAGAAGAAATTCAGACCATAATTGAGTGGTTTAAACGTGGTATGCATCCAGCATCAAAGAATGCTAAAGGTTCTGCAGTTATGCTTACCTTCCCCGATATATTTGTATTGAAACCTATGTTCGTTAGTGTTGCTGATAGTGTAGATAATAATGGACAGAGGAAACTTGAAATTGCAGACGAACCAATACAGCATCCTATGATGCCAAGAACAAAGCTTGTTGCATTAACAAGTCTGAAAGTTAATGCTACCCCATTAAGTGCGATCAATACGCTATTTGATGGTAGTGTTCCTCTTGTTACTCTTGACCTCGGCTTTGATGAGACAACTGCTCTTACTCGTGCAGACTTTGAGGGTGCAAGAAAGAGAAGCAACCAAAAAGGTGATAAAGGTTTCGTTAAGTCATCCAATATGGCAAACCATCCAACTATTAGTTACTAAAATGGCATTATTACGTGCTTTACCAAATCTAGTCTATAACTTTGGACCAAGTCCCATTGATCCTAAGTTTATACTGACTAAGAATATATGGAGACGTTCTGAAGTTCTACGTGAATATAAGAGCTCTATGGTAATATTTGATGAATATATCGTACAAAGTGGTGAGAGACCAGAAGATCTTGCTTTGAAATTCTATAATAATCCATTCTATAACTGGGTATTCTTTATTATAAACGATATTGTCAATTACCATGAACAATGGCCTAGATCAACTCAGCAACTACAAGAGTATTGTAATACTAAGTATGAGAACCCTAGTGCAACTAAGGACTATGTAACTACTGAAGTTAAAAATAATGGTACTGTTATATGTCCTGCAGGTAAGGTAGTTCCATCTACATTCGCAATATCATATTGGAATGGATCCACAACTGTTACTGCTAACCCAGTAGTATCACGTACATTCTATCAGTATGAAGAAGAAGTCAACGGTAAGAAAGAGAAAATACAGATAGTTAGGAAGGAGTATATTGAAGATTTTGTTGAGAGATATTTACTGGGTTGTCAAGATGATGCTGATCTTCAGATTGGTATAGATCGGTCAGGCATGTCAATGGGCTAGGTAGCTGTTCTACTGCTGCTTCCCATTCATCAACGTTATCAATATAATCATATAAAGGTTCGGTTAAAGGACATATATTCATACCTGATGCCACATAATGAAATCCACTTTCAGGATGTGTGTACATACTGTTTAAGTGCATCTCTCTACTATATGCACGCATACCATAGTGCCAGAATTGGTTTAAGTCATAACTCCTGTTAAAGCAGTCGTTCCAGTATGGTGTGTCTTTTCTTTGTGTAAAGGCATAGTGTATTGCAATGAAATCTGCTGTTTGGTCAAAATCACGTCTAACATCTGCATTATACATCTCTTTCAACAGTTGAGATGCAGGTCCACGTCTTAGTGTCTTAGCAAGCTTGATTAAGTTGTCATGCACCATAATCAGACCATTAGATTCTAATGGTTCAACAAATCCTGCACTTAGACCAATAGCAACGACATTACTTACCCAGGTGTTCTCATGCCTTCCAATTCTCATTGGAATATGCTTGAAATCTACCTCATCTGTTCCAATATGGTTAATAAACTGTTGTTTAGCATCCTCTTTACTGATATGCTTAGAAGAATAGACGTATCCTGTACCAACATTGTCCCATAGTGGTATATTCCATACCCATCCATTTTCAATAGCAGTACATTCAGTAACTGACGTTAATTCTTTCTCTTTGTCCTTATAAGGTATATGAGTAGCCCATGCAGAATCATTGAACAGTACATGGTCAAATGGTACGAAGGGTTCTTCTATAAACTCACCAATTAACTTGGCAGCAAATCCAGTACAATCGATAAAGAGATCTGCCTCAACCTCTGAACCATCATCTAATACTAAGCTATGGAAGTTTATCTCATCTGTGGTAACGTAATTGACTACGTTAGCACGGATGTGTTCTACTTTCTGGCAATACTTTCTTTTTAAAAACTGACCATACTTGATGGCATCAAAATGGTATGCATAATCTGAATTGAGATCAACCTTATTCCTTGCAGCGATTAGGGCAATATGATTGATATTCTGTGCATATTCATTGTGGTGCAATCTACCAGTACGTAATTGTTCACTCCACCATCCATTAGGATCTTTTGGAGATAAACCAAAGGGGTAAAAAAATGACCCAGAATTTTTTTCCAGAAAATTGGTAAACTTAATGGCATGTTTGATAGTGCCACCTGTCTCCCTTATGAACTCTTGTTCATCCTCTCTTATCCCAACGAAATCTATCCATCGTTGGAAATGCTGTAGTGTACTCTCACCGACACCAGATATAGGAACATTCGGTGATTCGATGAGAGTGACATCATAATCTAATTTTTTACAAAAAGTGGTGGCGGTCATCCATCCAGACGACCCACCACCAACAATACAGACTTTCATTTAGTCTTCGTTAGCAAGTTTAGCAAAGTACGATAATGTATCATCTCCACTCGCAACCTTAACTGGTTCATCAGTAGTGCGACGTGCAGCAGGAACTTCTACTTCCTCATCAACTGTCTCAGGGTCAGCTTTGTATGTAGACTTAAGAGTTCTCTCAAGACGTTCCTTGAGTTCCTCATAAGACTTAAACTGATCTTCAGCAGTGTAAGCAGCGAGACTATGCTCTTGCTTCCAAACTCCCTCTAACTCCTTATCAGAGAAGTCACCTAGAGTTGATGCCTTATCGAATTCAGACTTATCATAGTTCCAGAAACCAGCGACCTTAGTGATCTTGAGTTTGAAGTCAGCACCCTTCCATAGATCGAACGGATTTACTGGTGTCTCATCCTCAAATGCAGGTTGCATTGATTCCATAACCTTGTCAAAGATCTTCTTACCATAACGGTACAAGAAGACTTTACCCTCATTCTCAGGGTTAGCACTATCCTTGACAACATAGATGTTGCTGTAATAGTTTAACTTACGTTTCTGGTTACGTGCTTGTGCTCTCTGTGGAGAACCTTCACCACCAGAATTCCAGAGTTCCCTGTTCAAGTCAGAAACAGGATCCTTTTTGCCTACAGTTGTTAGACTGTTCTCGATATACCATCCACCTGGTCCTTGGAAGGCATGTGTCCAAACTTGTGCCCATGGAAGGTCTTCTCCATCGGGTGCTGGTAAAAATCTGATTACTGCGTAACCATTACCTGCTTTGTCTACCTCTGGTTTCC